ATATTTTTTTCTGCTACTGGTATAAATGCCATTATAATCCTCCAACCATTCTACCTTCTATTGTTCTTTTTCTTCCACCAAAAAATGTTCTTGATCCTTTTACAGCTGCTTCTTTTCTAGCTATTGCAGCTTTTCTATTTAATGCTTGTTGTACTGCTGCAGCTTCTCCACTTTCTGCCTGTGCTTTAGTATCTTGTATTGTTGCATCAGAAGTATCTCTTGTACTTGGACTAGCTGCTGCATAAGATGTAGAACTTTGTAATGCAGTATTAAAACTAGTTACATAATCTGAATATCTTTTTTTATTATAATCCATAAATGCTGCACCCATTAATGGAACACCCAAAGTTGCCATAGCTCCTGTTGCAATCATTTGTAATCTTTTTTGTGATTCAAACATTTGTTTAGAAATAGGTATTTGACCCATAATAGTTGATTCACCACTACCCATAGAAGCACCCATTACAGATCCAGTTCCTGATATAATTTGATTATTTACAACATTTTGAAAACTTCCTGTTTCAGGATTGTATGTTCCCATACCAGCTTCTGCCATTCTTTTTTTAGCTGATTCAGATGCAGCTTTTCCATACATTTGAGGGTTAGGTGCATTTGATGCAACATATCCCATTTGTGGGCCACCAATACCTCCTACTGCTGTTAAACCAATATCTTTTTTTACTTGTTTAGAAATTTGATTAGCTTGATTATTATTATTGTTATTACTTCCACCTCCTCCTCCACCAGAAGATGAACTTGTACTTGTATTACCGCCCATTATTTTTCCTTACCTTCTTGATAAAATCCTCTACCACCAGCTCTTGAGAATAATGATCTCATTCCAACCATACCTTTTTCTTTTCTTTTTTTTAATTTAGCTTCTTTTTTTTCTAATTCTTCTTGTTCTTTTAATTCTTCTTTTCTTCTATTTTCAATATCTTCTCTAACTGCTTTGTCTGCAGCACTTTCTTGATACTTTGGCTTTCTAAATGCACCCATAATTATAGTTCTATTTCACACATTCCATTCTTTTTCAACGCACAATATAGCTGATTAGGTGTAAATATCCAAAACCTAGACCAACCTATCATTCTTTGCACATAACTAACGCAGCTATGTTCTTTTATCCAAGATCCCATAATAACTGGGAATTTAGATACTTTATTTTGTACTGGCACTTTCAATATGTGTCCATTCTTCATTTGTATTAATCTAAATATTTTATCTACTTCTTGTTCATCAAGTATTTCTATATTTAATTTACCAAATAAATATTCTGCTATTAACCATATTTTTTTTTCAGGATCATATCCCATTACTCCACAATGTTTAAAACCTTTTTTAAAAAATTTAGTATGCCTATGATAATCTCTATTTTCGTAGAAATATACTAACCATTCATTCTGTTTTGCCATACACTTCTTCTTTTTTTATTACCAAATATATTCCAACCTCTAGTCTTAACTACTGTTGGATTTTTAGCTTTACCAGATATTAATTGTTTACCTTCACCAGCTCCTAATAATAAATATTGTAATGCATCATGAACATGAGAATATCTATTCTTCATTGGCTTTTCATCATACCTATCACCTGAAGTCTGCATTCTTCTGTAGAAATAACCACCATTAAATCCTTTTTTAAGATTAATACATCTATGATCTACTAAGAAACCAGCAGATCCTTCTACTAATCTAGCTAATGAAGTTTCAACAGCTTCTATTCTAAGAGCTACATCATTACTATGTGTAGGTTTACCCATTATGCCATTTTGTCGCAGTATTTGAAATGGTGTAGTTTCATCTGTTTGAGCTCTAAAATCTCCAGCTGGATCACCAAATACTTCTATATCTGAGTTTCTATAATTTTTTGCAAATTCATATTTTAATAATTCACTAAATCTTGCAATACCCATATCAAAACAAACTAACTCTTGAAGTATAATCCATCTACCATTAGGTAACTTTTGACCAAACACTGCAGCTGGTGTTAAACCAAAGTCAATACCAACAAAAACTGTTGTTTGAGCCGGCTCTATATCTTCTTTTGATAAATGTATTTCCATATTCCAGTTAGGATATACTGGTTTACCTTCTTCTAAAGATCCTAGTTTATTCATTACATAAACATCAATCCACCCTTTCATCTTACCTTTGATAATATTGTTATAATAATCTTGTGTAAGATTGTTTTGATTTTCACATTTACTATTTCTTTTATATCCTTGAAGTGTACCATCTTTATTTTTATCTTCTAATAAAGCAGATGGCTGCGTATAAAAATTCCAGTTCTCAGGCTTCACTAACATTAAAGCTTCATCTCTTGAAAGATGATCTGGTACTGGTACATCACCAGCCATAATAGGCCACCAATGATCTTCTTCTGGTGCGTTAGTATCTGCAATAACTCCATACCAAGAAGCACCACCATCACGCATACTAGGATATCTACCTACCCTCATAGTACAAGCGTCAATAATGCTCTTAGGAAGCTCTCTGGCTTCGTTTACCCATACACCTGTTAGTTCTAATGATAAAAGCTTTTTAACATCTTCAGGCCTATCTAAAGCTAAGAATATGACCTCTAATTCTAGTTCACCTACATTTATTCTATGCGTATAAGGTACTGACCATGAAAATACACCCCATTCATTCTCAGGAAACCAATCTAACCATGTCTTGATAGTAGTCGTTTTAAGTTGCGGATTAGTATTTCGAATAACTGCCCATCTACTTTTTCTTTTTCCTTGGGCATTTTTCTCTTGTTGGAGAGCTCGTCTAAGTACTTCAATAGCGCAAGCAACAGACTTGCCACTTCCTACTGGACCTCGTAAACCTCTAAAAAATTCATTGCCCTTTAGAAAGTTCTTTAAGGTATTGCCATCTGGTTTGTAACTTAGCTGTGCCATTTATACCAGATTCTTGTCTATCGCTTCTCTTAGCAATTTTTCTCTGACTTTTGGGCCAAGGCTTTCTATCAATTTGTCGCATTCCCTGTCCGTTACTGAAGCTTCGGGAAGGAATTTTAGATGTACTTTTCTTACGATCTGCCTTAGCTTCCGTCTTTCTGCTAGAGAAATGTTGAACAGCTGCCTGTTCTCCAGATTCGTTACGTCGTCTGTTTTGTCTATACTCATACAAAAACTCCTTAAATAAATCCCAATCAAGATATACCATTGGGTTAGAAAAGTCTTTCTTTAATACTAAAAGATCAGCAGATCCTTTCCATTTATCTAATTGGGCGAAGCCCTCGCCATTTTTTCTAGCTTTGACTTCAATGTTAGTTCCCTGAAATAGGTCAGATACTTGAACATCATGAGGGAACGCAGCAATAGCACCAGATAAAGGTTGTCGCCTGGCATTAAACCCTTCAGCTTGAAAGAGTTTTACTATTTCGTTCTCTACTCTAGTACCCTTTCTTTTTGCTTTGCTTGACAACTTTCATTCCTTTTTTCTTTGCTGTTTCTTTTGCTTTTTTCTTTCCAGCAGCAGTATATGGAAATTTCATTTTACCAACTTTAGGCATTTTCAACCTCACTTTCTTTACTGACTTTAGACTTTAAAACTTGACTACGCAATACTATTCTATCTTCATAAGCTTTATCTAGCTTATTTATTAATACATTATTTATTTCTTTAATATCTTTTACTTCTTCTTGAAGTATTCTTACAGTAGTCGTTAAATCATCAATAGTCATAGTTTTCATTCCTCGTTGCTATAAAATTTTTTTAGGTAAACTACAACTATATTAGAAATAAAATATTATTTCAATTCACTTACTAACAGTTCCACGCTCTAAGTGATTTATTTATTCTAGAATCAGGATCTCTTGCTGTTTTTGCAGAAGTCAGTTTCTTTTTCATACCTTTCATTCTAGCACAGAATGATTTTCTTCTCTTATTGCCCTTTTTCTTGGAAGGGGCTTTAAGATTGCCACCAGTAGCTCTGTTATAACTAGCTCTACCTTTGGCATTTAATCCACCTTTAGGATTCTTTCCTTCTTTTCTTTGCCATGCTGGAGTAGACATTACTTTTTCTTCTTTTTAGGAAATCCAGCTTTCATATTGGCATAAGATTTGGCTGACACCGTACTCTTAGACTTAGGTCTAGAAGTACCAGCCTTTTTTCTAGCATTTATATTTGCGTATAATCCTCTTTTAGCCATCTAATCTTTCTTTATGTTGCCTTGCAAGGCGTGAGAGAAACCCTCTCTTGGTTTATCGTCTAAAGACATTTTACCTTAAATCTTAGAAATATTTTTGTCTACGCACATATGTTTACTTTTTTTAACTCTGTTGTGTGTATGACATCTTTACCACTAACCACTTGTTAGTTTTTAACCCCCACCCTCTCGTTCTAGCTAAGATCGATACTAACCTTTATATCTCCGACTACTTGGTGATTAACTCTGTCTGGTGTACGTAACCCAACTCTATCTAGTATATCCTTACTCGCTTCTAACTGTACGTATTCACTCTTTGCATCGTTTGATAGTTGTACTAGCTTATTACTTGCTGTTACTGCACCTAGACCTATCGTTCTTGACACACATTCCATCATGTATCTCTGTACTTTTGGAAGTCGTAATGTACGAGAAGCACTTACCCTAGCTGATTCTCTACTGACTTTTGTTGAATATCCAGCCTTTTCTGCTGCTTCAACTATACTACAGCCTGTTGATACGATGGTATCGACAAGAGCCTTCTGTTTATCTGTTAATTCTGTATTATCCGTCATCTTCGTTATCGTTGGATAATTGTAATCATTGATAAAATCATGTCAAGCATAATCAACACAGTGTGACAATATGGAGCTAATCCAGCTCTCGCTAAAGTGCAGCCAAGGTCTGCACCCTAAAGGGCTTCGATCTGGGCTAAAGAGAATAAAAGAATAAAAATAAAGAATTAAGAATAAGAATATAATAACAATAATAGAAAGGATAAATAATGATATTAATAAATATGATAATGTTAATATATATAATTATTAAAATAAGATGGATCGCTGAAACGGTCAAATGCCATACAAGTAAAACCAAGTAAAGATGCGAATAGTTCGCGGATCCACGAGCGTTTCACGCTCTTTCCACGAACGATTAGATCTTGACTAAGTTTTCCTAGTATAGCAGAGAACAGGCATAAGCCTGTATGGACAAGCCATACAAACTTAATATTATGAAAGGTACTAAAATGAATAAATTAAATGATAAATTAATAAATGACTTAATTGACACTTACTACAAAGCATTA